CGCGACAAGATTCGAAAACGCGCACCGGGATCTGAACCCCAGAATGGAGACCGGGTCGCGTTTTTGATTACAAAGGTACCTGGTCTCTTGTGTGACAAGGCGGAGGACCCGTCATGGGTCACAGAGAAGAAGATTCCACTGGACTACGTGTATTACTTTGAACATCAGTTGGTCAAGCCTGTGTGTGACTTGCTCGAGCCGTTGGTGGGTGCGAATCCGTTCCAGACAATCTTCAAATCGGTGGATTATCTGACGACACCACCAATTTCAAACTATTTCACGATCAAGCCGCGATAGTTTTAACTGTACAGGTTGTTGTTGTTACGTTTCGGGGAAGGGGTACGTCTGGAAACAGCTCCACGAGGTCCGTTTACTCCCTTCATGCTCGCTCTAGCAGCAGCTGACATTTTACTTGCACGGGCATTTGCACGCCAGAGTGCAGTACTTCTTGAGGCAACGTAGTGTTCCGGGCCGTGACGGATACCGGCGCGAATGCGAGCGCCGTATGCACGCATGTTGTTAGGGCGAGCGAACATTGCCATGATGGCTTTGCGGCCGATGTTTGTGTGGGGGTTTGCCATACGCGCGCGGGTCAGCATACCACGGACACGCGCCTGGATGACACGAGCGTGCCAGGCGCGACGAACTGCATTCGCGTTAGCAGCGCGACGACGGGCTGCTGCTGTTTTGGGAGAGTTGGGCATTTAGTGTATGCCAATATAAAAGTTCAGGACCATGAAAAACCATGGAACAACAGATTGCTCAACTGATTGAGTCGGAGGTGGAGCGTCGCGTCGTTGAACGCATGTCAACAGCTCTTGAAAAGATTAGTCGCACATTTGACATTTCTTTGCAACAGCTGCTTCGAACGGCGAGTGAAAACACGACGAGTGCCTGGAACGGAAACGTGTGTCACGGACTGAGTAGGTCGTCAAAGCAAAAGTGTAAACGCGGGGTCAAGGATGGGTCGGGGTACTGCAGTTGTCACAAGGATCAAAAGCCGGTCCAGCGTATCATCGTACCAGCGAGAACCCAGCTTTCCCTGATGGCACCGACGCCAGTACACACACACTCACTGCCTCCGATGTTTCTCGCAGGGTGTCCAGCGTGTGAACGTGGAAAAAACTCTCGAATAGATATATAGTATGGCTGGTGGACTCTTCCCAGGTCGTCCATTTGAGTTTAACGTCAAGTGTATCGTTTTTTCTCTTATTCTTTCGCTCGGATACTGGTACTCACCGCATAGAAATCTGTGGGTGCTCGCGTTCTTGATTTGGTTCCCGTACATTGCTCTCGCGTGGTATGACTGGAGCTACAACTGCGAAAACAAGCTGCAGCCTACCGCTGTTCCGTTCGGGCGGTACATTTGGCTGCCCTTCAAACCCCCGGGGTACAAACAGGCGTTCAACGATCTTCCACCGGAGAAGATTGCCATCATGGACCGGGTTGACCACCTCGCGGGGTGGACCCTGGTTGCAGCTGCGGCGACGTGGTACCTGCTCAAGAAAAAAGTCTAATGTAATAATATGGCTCCTCGTCGTAACACAAACCAAAGGCTTGCCGATGGATCATATGCGCTTGTATCCAATTCCACAGGCGGGAAAAACTTAAGCGTATCCCAAACAATAAACAAAGCCTTTCAGGTTGCTCAGATTGCACACCGCGCCGGTAAGTTTAAGGGAAATGCCCCGACTAAAAATCAGATGTTAACCGCTGCGGTGAATTACGAGATTAAAAAAACGAACAAAGCGCTTAAAAAAAAGTGAGGCTAAGTCGTTATGGCGACGCGGAGTGACCTCCTTCTTGAGGCGCTCCGGCGATTTTTTGAAGTCCCTGAGCACACCCAACAACTCAAGGATATCCTCGAACACCGACGCGGAGTGTCTCTCAGGAACCTCGAATGGTTCGTGACAAACTATTCTCGTCAGACGAACGTGACGTATACGACGCCGACGGGGCGTCAGTTTACGGTCCACGTGGCGTACAAGTCATCGCTTGATGGCTATTCGAAAAAGTTTTTCGATCCGTTTTGTCGTACAGAGAGGATCGAGTTCATGGGCATCACGACGACGGTTGCACAGCTGAATTTCATTCGCTGGTGTATCGTCAATGGTATCGTCGATTACATGAACGAGAAGGGTGTCCTCCGCGTTCGTCGCCACGAGGAAATAAAAACCCAGTCTCTTTGTAGAGATGTCAGCAGCCCAGATTCAACTGGCTGCTGCACGTGATGTATTCCTTTCTGGAAATCCAGAAAGGACATTTTTTGAAGGGAAATATAGACCTCCTAAAAACAAGCTTGCACAGACGTACGAGTACCCTTTTGATAATCCAGTGACTATATTTGGTCAAACGGGTATATGCACAATTCCAAAAAAAGGGGACACCATAACTGGTGTGACGCTCAAGGCGATCCTGCCTCAAATTTACACACCCATCAGTCAGACGATGTACGTGTATCCGACACCATCGAGTAGCTTCGATGGTGCTTTATTTGCCCAGATGCCCATCAGTTTAGTGAGTAGTGACGGCTCGCAGATTACAGTCGTGACGCCTAATCCAAGTACAGTGGATGCCGGTGATCCATTCACTCTCATCGGTACGACATTGTTTGATGGGGACTATATCGCCACATCAAAAATCGACATGAATACATTCACCGCGAATTCAAATGCAGCCGTCGCCAGTTCACAAACTGGAACACTCAGTATCCTTGACGTTCGTCCACGTGACGTCACTGGGTATTTTTCAACGCAGAATTTCACGTTGTGGTCCGATGATTATACAGATATGCCCATGTCTCTTGCGTCTTTAACAGGCGATGGTTCAACCGTCACAGCAGTCACAGTGGGTTCACATGGACATCTCATGCCTGGGTCGACTGTTATCATCGACGGTGTGACTGGAGGTTCTGGTATTTTCAATGGAACCTTTCCAGTTTTGTCGTGTGACCCCATGACAAATTCATTCACGTATGCGGCATCCGGTACAGGCTCACCAAACATAACGAGCGCACGTATGCATTCGCCTGCAATGACTATCACGTACGACCCTGCCCTGAACGTGTTTAACTTTGTGAGTGTTGTATTCACGTCGATTCGTTTCATCAGCGCCAGAGATGCTGCATTCTGGGGGTTTGATTTCAGACAGGGTCCTACATTTCAGTTCGTCAACGGAACATTGACATCTCAATGGACGCTCGTACAAGGTGGATGGATTTATGGATTCTTGCCTCCCGGTGATTCGTCGTATGTTGATTCAGTCGCCAACAAACTCATCAAAAGTTTGAGAATCATGGTGGGTAAACAAACCATCAACGAATTTTCTGGCGAGTACATCGAACTCTACAACGACCTGAATACTCCGTATGAAAATCAAGCCATTTACAAGCTGCTTTGTGGGAAATACGATACAACCCAAGCGAGTCAGTCTCGCACATACTATGTGAAAATTCCGCTCGGGTTTAATTCAATTCCCAATTTGACGTATCAGAATCTGGAAGTTCAGGTTGATTTTGAACTTCTGACCAATTTGTCGCCCACAATCAACCCCGGAGTGGGTTTTTTCGACCCATTGTCATACACCACGTTTGACGCAACATCTGGTATTCCGGCCCTTAATGGGGAGCTCATCAATACGGTCGCAACGCTTTCTTTTGAGCAGTACATCATTTTCAGAACAAAGGCTGGGTCTATTGTCATTTACGACAGTACGAAAAGCATCAGTGACCCGGCTTCATACTCGGTCATCTCGGCATACTTGTACGCCATCGGTCAATCGTTCTTTACGGATTTTACGACGCTTGGACAAACTCTGTACGCTCAGGCGTACAACAACTTTTTACTCCAAGGACCTATTCTTGACCTCGTCGCGGGTGACATTTCATCCTTCACGGGAAATGATTTTTTACCGAGGCTTCCCACATCAACAATCACGAATATATATTTTGCAGCAAACGGGACCGGTGCAGTCGTACAGACGTTAACAGATCATTATATACGATCCGGCGATACAATAACAATTAAAAACGCATCACCTTCGAACTTTAATGGGTCATACACCGTTTTTGTTACATCTTCAACATCTTATCAATTTGAGACGAATCTCGTCGGTGTAGCAACAAGTCCAGGTGACACCGTTACAAAAGGTACTTTCGTATTGACAAACACACTCATCACGCAGTTTGGCACCGGTGTCCAGGTGACGACACAGACGCCTCATTATTACAGTGCAGGTGATCAGATTGAAATTGTCGGATCGACTGGTTATGATGGTATCATAACAGTTTTGTATGTGACGTCTCCAACGCAATATACGTTTTTCGCAACAACTGACGTGTTCCCGCCAAATGTTGTAATTTATCCAAATGCAGGTGTTTCTGTGAAACAAATAGAATATGCAAACGGACCGCCAAACGGTCTCGTGACTGATGGTGTCTATGTGTACTACGCAGTCAAATCAAACAGACCAACGACGTATTTCGTACGTTTCAATCAAACGTACAATCTTCTTGACAGTGCAAATGGTTACGTCGCCATTGATTTCACTGCAAACGTCACTTCTTATAACTACACGTATTCACAACTCAATACCCTATTTACAGGCACTTCGATTTATGTAATCCCTGAACAAGGGACGAGTACCATAATCTACATTTACAACATCAATGCAGACTTTATGGATCCGGATTCGTGGCAGGCGTTTGATTATCAGGCTCTTTTGGGTATCGATTTCATATCATCAGGTATATGTATAGGACCCTATGTGTATTTCATCGCCGACGGGTACAAGATTATCCAGTACAACGTCCTTCAGTCGTACTCTGACCTAAGTTCATATACGGTAGTTGACACACTCACACAGAACCTCATACCATGGTCTACACTTGGAACGAATTGGACCGTGACGGGAACTGAGATGCCACTTACAAACCTCACGAGTACTGGAAGATACATGTACATGTCCGCTGGGTGTATTGCATCCGATGTTTATTTGTCCGGGCAGGCGTGTGTCATACGAGTGGATGTCGCCAATGGGTTGGGCAATCCAGACTCGTACGAGTATTATTCAACAGCTATTGGTGAATCTCCTATACCATTTGATTTCAGTAGCAATACATATGGAATCACATCCGGTGTCACTCTCAAAACACCCATAACACTCAGTTCACCTCTCCCCAACTTGAACATTTCCATCGTGGGAATCGATGGTAGTACAGCAACAGTTACGACGCAGAATACTCATAGTCTGTACGTGGGCATGGCGGTATTTATCCAGGGAAGTACGTCATTCGATAGTCCGACGCCGTATCCCGTCACGGGCATAATAGACGATAAAACATATACAATTGCGACGAGTATCGTCGCGACAGACAACGTACCGAATGCAGGTGTTACGATTTCTGTCCTTAATCTGGCTATCACGGGACCTGGTGGGGGTGCAGCATACGTGACAACACTGAATCCACACGGTCTTTCAGCTGGTATGGTTGTAATCATTCAGGGAAGTGCCTCGTTCGATAGCCCAGTGCCATATACGGTTACAAGTATAATAGATGAAACAAATTACGTAATCGCAACAAGTATTACAGCAACTGATTATGCTCCCTCTGCAGGTGTTACTCTTTCTAAACTCAATGTGTCAATAGTGGGTGCCGCGACGGGTGCGGAGTGTACGACACTGAACCCACACGGTCTCACTGATGGTATGTTCGTGTTGATCAAGGGAAGCACGCATTTTGATACACCAGAACCGATTGCAATCAAAGTGAAGGATGCAACCACGTATGCGTTCGCGTCAGCCGCTGGTATCGTGACAGATTATGCACCGAACGCCGGTGTCACAATTACAGCCATCATCAACAAATCAATCATCGGTGACGGAACGAGTATTCAAGTGACAATTCAAGATCTCGTTCTCAAGAATCATCTCTTGTCTCCAGGTGACATTATCAACATTCAGGGTGCCGAACCAGCATTCCTCAATGGCCCACAAGTTGTCTCTGAGGTTATAAGCCCCACGCAATTTAAATTTGCGTCACCGTACCTCGCAGGTCGGTACACTCCAAAGATTTTCATAAACGGTCCGCGCTACGTGTATATGTACACGAACGACACTGGAACCTACGGAAACACGCGAGCCAAAGATATCATCCGATACGACCAATACACACAGACGGGGAATCTGAACGCGAGTCTGCTCATTGATTTTGAGAAACACGACGATCCGCCGCCGGAAAATCAGCTCATAGGCGTCGTTCAGGTGGCAAAATCAAACAGTCCACTCGAGATGCAGTTCAAGGGACCAGTCAAAGAAATGTGGTTCACGGGAGTACCCGACTCGACCAACGTGTACCAGTACTCGTCCATCGCCGACCAGACGGCGTTGGCGCTCACACACGGTGAAGAGATTGTTTCCAGAGACGTCGGGAGCTACACGTTTTACAACACCGTTCAGCCGTTCGAAAATCACACTGTCATGCCGACTCGCAACTTTTCAATGTACAGCTTTGAGATGAACCCTGAGAGCACAACACCAAATGGAACTGTAAACTTTTCGAGAATAAGCGAACAAATCTTCTCGAACGCATCCGCTACGGTATGGGCACGTTCGTACAACATCCTCAAAATCCAAGGCGGCGTCGGTGGTCTCTTATTTAATTCCTAAACTTTGAGTAGAGAATGGTGCCAGCACAATTTGCACATCAGCTGACGCGACTGCAGTTTCCAAGTGACGTGCATTTCGGCGATGATGTCACCATTTGGATTGCAAAGGCGGGGGATGTTGCAATGGGAAAAATGTACCTTCGTGTTGATTGGCCTGAACAGGCGCCTGTTCAGGATTCAGTAGGAACGTACATGATCGATTACGTAGAACTTTTGTATGAAAATCAACTCATCGAACGTCACTACGGTGAGTCGCTCGAAATCTGGAACGACATTACCGTGACACAGTCCAAACAAAGTGCCCTCACGACGCTCGTCGGAAAAGGGATCACGAACAGCCTCGATTCATACTACATTCCGATTCCGTTTTCTGTCGATTTGCCTCTGTGCGCACTGAAAAAACCCCCTGTGTTTCGTGTCAAGTTTAAATCGGCAAACGAATTTACAGTTCTGAACTGGACGCTTCCGGTTCAGGTGAATTTGTTTGTCGATTACGTCTACGTGACCAAAGCTGAACGCGACTACATGACAAAGACGCCGATGAACTATCTCGCCAAGACGTGGCAACGCGTGATATACACCGTATCTGCAAACGAAACAGAGGTTTCAGTCCTGACGGACTTTGTTCACAGTGTCAAGGAACTTTTCTGGGTCATCCAGAACGACGGAACGACTGCATACAATTACCTGAATGCCGGTGGTGACCAGTTGGTAAATATGAAACTGGCACTCAATGGAGCAGAAGTCATCAAACGTGAATTTGGAACTCCTCTGTATCTTCGAATCGTTCAGCCACTCGAGTATCACACGCGGACACCGGACCGTTCATTTTACATGTACTCTTTTGCGATCGATCCCGAACACGAAGATGCGACGGGTGAAATCAACATGAGCCTCGCGACTCGTCAACTCCATACGTTAACACTGACACCGTGTGCGTACTCACGGTCTCTCAGGATTTACGCTCTCGGGTACAACGTCATTTCAGTCAAGGATGGAGAGTTACGAGCGATGAATGTTGACGTCCGTGAAGGTGGTCAAGATACGGTCATCACGGCTGGAAAGATTCAGAACAACTCGTACCCGGGACTGTATCCGTTCACGACATTCACATTCACATCTCTCGGGAACACGGGTCGCCATGGACCGACATCGAACACTTATCCGACACATCCATGGACTGAAGCGTCCCAATGGTACATCAAGAAAGGTGTTCAGTACTGGACAGTGCCTGCAAACGGTGTGTACCAGGTGACGGCTGCTGGTGCGATGGGTGAGGCGAACGGACGCATCATACAGGGGAATGTGGCATTCTACGAGGGACAGGTTCTCAAACTTCTGGTCGGACAAATTCCTGTTCCATCGTTAACCGCTGATCACGTGACCACAGGGGCTGGCGGAGGGTCGTTTATGAGTACTGTTGATAATGTACCTATTATCGTAGGTGCCGGTGGCGATGGTGGGTCTTTCTGTCCACGAAATCCCGTGCCGAATGCAAACATCACAGGGACCGGGACTGGAGCATATGTGACGACATTGATTCCACATGGGTTTTCAACAGGTCTCTATGTATATATTACAGGTGGAACACCGTTCGATGGTTCGTACCAGATTCAGGTTGTGAACGCAAGTACGTTTGCTATCGCAACGCCAGTTGTTGACAGTGTTTCTTATCCGACTGTAGGATTTTCTGTACCAGCGACACCACAGGATGGGGTGTTTCAGCCGTATGGTGGAGGGGCAGGTGGAGGTACTGGGTTTGGTGTGGCCGGTGCAGGGTACTACGCAGACGGACAATACCCAGACCTGACGTTCCCATTTCTTTTGCCCAAGGCTGCTTCGACAACTGGATACGGAAATCAATACATCTACGGTGGAAATTACAACCCACAGCCTGGGATTCCGCCACCTCCTGCAGCGCCTGTCGCTGAAGGTGGGTTCGGTGGTGGTCAATGTCCAGTGAATCTCGTATCAAACATATACAGTATTTATAGTATAGGACCTTATATTCCTATACCCGGTTCTAACTTGTATGCAGTGTCGACTGACGTCATTAATGGACTTCAACCAGGACTCGCTATATACATTTCCGGTGTTCAGTCAACATCGGGTGATTTTAATGGACCGAACATAGTCGCTGGACTCATCGGTATTCAAACGCTTGTCGTTGTTTCAAGTGCAGTTGAACCTGAACTAACACCAGTGGCTGGAACAGTTTACGGCGCGGCTTTCGGTGTAGCGGGTGCTGGTGGCTACACAGGAAGCCCTGGAAATGGTTTACAGGGGGCGACGTGCTACGCGTCAGATCAAGTGACGAATGTCCAAGATCTCGGACTCAACACTGGGTCGGGATACATTACAATAAGTCTTGTGTAACAAACGCGCCTCCATCCTGAATCTGGAGGTCGACATGCCCGTAGTAGTACAGGTACAAAGTATAGCCCTGTGTAATCTGTGGCGCGACGGCAGCATTAAAAACCAAATCAAGATGGGACGTGTTCGAATTCAACTTTGCAAAATCGACACTTCCCTCCTGCGAGTATTCACGTGGATAATCCGAAAAGCAGTACATGTAAATATTCTTTGTCGGGACTGACAGTCCGTGGTCTATGGGCTGCTTGTAACTGTAGTACAAAGCACCCGGGAAGTTTGAAAGAATGTTTTGATTGTTCAGGTAGATTGTTCCTTCTTCGATTGCATCGAGGAAGTTGATTTTAACGCCATTGAAAAACTGTACAGGTACAGCAGCCTGGACGAAATTCGTGCTGTACCCGTATTGATACCTCGACGTGTAAAATTCTGGATCGGACGTTTCGTACAATTTGTTTCTGACGAACCATGAAAGCATACTCACGGGATACTTGGATGTAAAGTTGACAACTGCCTTTCCGTTGTTGTATGGCTGTCCAGCTTCTGCCCAGACACGGCTGACACTGATCTTGAGTGGTTTTGATTGATAGTACATACGCTCTTCGGGTGTCAGTGTAATTTCCTCAACTAGAATTCGCGGGTTGATGAGATCGATGCGATTCCCATTGACATCCGTCGGAGCATTTGTGATCCACGACACGTCATTGAACGTGAATCGAACAGTGACGACTTGTTGCAAAACGGCACACAAAGGAAAAAATGGTTTTTCAAGTCGTTCCCGTCCTTTTTTTGAGTGACTCTGACGCCGACAGAAGAAGAAATCGAGAGGAATCAACATGTCTAGTTGGGTCGATCCAGAAACGACGTTCGATTCAGCCTGACCCCTGCTTATAGCTTGGTACATGGCGAGTTTTTCATCCGCATCCAGGAAAATCTGATCCCGAATGACATACCAGTCGTCGTCGATCGATTCGATGACGCGACCGTCGAGTAAAAACTCCACCTTTTTAAAGATGGCTCGACCGGTCAATTCGCAGTACGCATACCCTGTAGGAAGTGCGGGAAGCGAGACAGACAAGTACATGTTCGAAAGTAAATCTCCCGACTCTCGTGGATACAGATTCATCGAATAAGTTGTGGAGGAATCGAGAAACCCACTCGACGTTTCAAGCGGGTTTAAAAGTCTTTGTGTCTGGACGAACGGGGTGTGTTGTTTTATTTGAGGTATCCAGAGAGACTCGCCTCCATACATGTATTTTTCTTGTGCACCGATGGCTGCAATTGCAGTGAGTGCACCGGTACCGAACCCACGACCGCTCATTTCTATGTAGGCTTCACGGGGTGCGGGAGCATCCGTCCATACGTTCGAATTGAGGTCGCGCAAATCTGCAGCCTGACCCTTTATGTCAGCTGCATCGAACAATTTGGGGTCGTACATCGAATAGTATTTGCTTTGAATCTGCGCCTTTGGACGAAGAAATGTCAATGGTACGATTATTCCTGGAACCGGCAATACTTGTTCTTGGTCGACAGTGACTTTCAATTTGTACAAATAATTGTACGGTTTTGTTGCACTTCCTACCAATGTATTCGATGTACCCATTTCAGGTGTTGTTTCGAGTACGGTGACGTTTCCAGCAACGTCGACGAGAAGCGTCGAAGGATCGCTCAAACCAGTCACTTTCCAGTCTTTGTCAGGTATCGGACCAGTAAATGTATCGATAATGTACAAACTGAAAACATTTCCCGTTACGAGAGGACCTCTAAACCCTCTGGCAGTCGAACGATCACTGGTTTTCTTAAAACCAAATGTAATTTGAAGCAGTGAACTCGGTGAGACTGGAATCTTACCCTGTCCCTCGATATACGCCGTCACAAGTGAGACGTATGGAAAAGAAATGGACGGTGGGCCTGGATTTATAATCACGTCACCGTAGACGTTCGATGTATATGTTTCGACGTATACATCTCCTTCTATTCCAATCAGACCTGTGATTGACATTCCGGTAACAATCGGTGCATTTTGTGTCAGGTAAACAGCGAGAACATTCGGTGTAAGTGAAGGTCCATAGAATCCGGTAACTGTCAGACTCGATGCGTCAGGCGGACCCGGAGGCGGCGGACCCGGAGGCGGAGGACCCGGAGGCGGAGGACCCGGAGGCGGACGAGACACAACTGCACTTAAAGCATTTTTGAACAATTCTGCAACCTGATCAAATGACGTGTATTGTATATACGTCGGTGGACTCGACTCGAGTTTTGAAACCACGTCATTCACTTTTGCACCTGCGCGCGCAATCACGTCACTGGCAACTGCACGAAGTCGTGCAAGTACCTGATCTGGTACTGAACCAGGAGGTACAAAACTGCTGATGATTTCATCAACCTCCATCCTCTACAAGGACTCAAGATCTTGTTTCCACAGGTTCGACACGGTCGTCGCCTCGAGCGTCGCAAGTTCGCTCTGGATGTTTTTCACGAGCGTCAACGCCTTGGTAATCTCCTCAGCCGTGTACTGGTACGTCCGAACCGAAACCAACAGCTCGTGCGGAAACCCAAGACGCGTCATATCTGCTTCTATATCTGTTCGGGTCCGTCGGAAAATCTCGAGACGTCCGTGTGCCACCTCGGTGATGAAACGCGCCCGGATCGTGTTTTCAGTCACCTGGTGTTTGAGCTCCTTGACCAGGTACGACTTGCGTGTCTTGTACAGTGCCATACGCATCTCGAGATAGTCGACCAGAATCTCCTCTGGGCTCGCATACTTTTTCACGGCACCATTCTGTCCGATGAGGTACATGTTGCTCGTGTGAATCGTCTTCACGAGTCCAAGCTGCTTCGGATCATTCACTTCAGTCCACACGAAAAAGTCCGCCTTGTTTTCAGTTGAGTGATTCTCATACTTGACCTCGAGACCATCCAAAAACTCCTTGTAGTCCTGAATCCATTTGCCTGGAGGAAGCTCAGTCACGTGAATACGGGACCCCTGACGCTCAAACGTCCCCGTCAGAGTCCACGTGTGTTCACCCGTCTTTCCCGCCGTGCCTGCGAATCCTCGAAAGTGTGGCTTCATCGCCTCCATCGCCTCACCACGAAGCACGCGCTGGATGTTCTTTGTCACCACCTTGGGGTCGTACGGCGGAACGTACGACGAAAACCCAGTCCCGATACCCTCGGCACCGTTCACGAGTACCATCGGCACGATGGGCAAGTAGTACGTCGGCTCGACGCTGTCTCTTATACACATCT